AAATGCCATAGTCGTGTCCTTTTTTCGTTAACATGAATAAGAGTTACATAATACGGTAAATATCTCAATGCTTTTATTTATGTATTATGAATTCTTAACATATTGACTGACTAAGACTATTTGATGGCCCTGCTCTACCTGAGTCATTGCAGGCAATGCTTCTGGTGTGTAACTCAGACTAGCACCAATATCTAATTTTGGAGTACTAGGAACCACTGTACTACGATGCATACTATCACCAATGATTTCATGATCCTTAGTTAATCGTGGTAGATCATAATGTTTATCCGTCAATAACATATGACCGCCAACTAGATCCTCTGATTTTTCAAGCATCGTAATAATTGTTCTGGGTGATTGTGGTCTATGACTTTTTATCCACGACCATTTATCAAGTCTTAAAAAGTGATGTGATTTATTTTTTAAACGGTATTTTTTCTGAACCCAAGCGTCTAGTCTTACACATACATTTTCATTTTCAACTTCTCGTTTTTCAACATAAAACAATTCGTGTTCTTGTTGTATAATTCTAACGGGAAATCTGTTGTAAATATTTAAAATAGATTCTATATCGGTATTCTTCAATGGATAAATTATCTGAAAATTCTGCATTACCATTCCGACTCAAAGGGTATTGACCAACCTTTATCTTTCATCTCTTCTTGTGATTCTAATAGATCTATCAGGTCACTGCCATCATCGTGAAAACCAAACGGCACAAGATCATCATCAATCTCTTGCATTTTCTGATTAAATAACATCTCTTTCATATTGATATCTGTTATATCATTAAAGTAAGTACCTGTAGCGAAGTAACCAAACATAACCAAGTTCATCATTAAATCGTCGTGGTTGTTATCACTAGCCTCATATGAAACACCCTTAGCAATAAAGGTTGATATTTCCATGATAGTATTCTCATCATGTATTTCTAATTTACCTTCTTCTAATAAGTCTTTAATACCAGAACAACCAATTCGTTTAGTCTTTCTAGTTATTTCAATACCCATTTTGTTTTTGGTGACGGACTCAACATGCATGTTTTCATATTCTAAATCCTGATACAAACCATTACATACCAGTGAACCTTGATCATTTGCTTCTATAACAACATAAGCTTCGTTGTAGACTTTCGCATACTTATAGATAATATTAGGAAAGAGCAAAGGCGAGATAGTGTTACAGCGATACACAGCCACCTGCTGAAAAGGTTTCACGCTAATGTCGATTATAGTAAATGTAGAATAGTCCTGTCCTCTTCCTTTTGATACGTCTACCGTCATGACATATTCATGTTCGGCTACAGTCTCTTCGTATATGAGAAGATCGCCATTTTCTCGATATGACCTAGGTTGTTTGGCGCGTAATTGCATAAGTGTTTGGGCGTTAATTAAAGTATCGCCTGTACCAAAGAAAGTGTTTCCAAATTCTTGGTCGAATTGGAGTAGACTAGTGTTAGCAATAGTTTCTGCTTTCCATTTCTCGTCACGACCAGGCACGTCATACCAGTCAACTCTGAATGGAACGTATTCGTTTACTCCTTGATTCGCACCTTCCCAGATTTTGTGGAAAATATTCCCGATACCGTTTGCCGTAGACGTGATGATAACTTTTGTATCTTTACCGGCAGAGACAACAGGATAGGTGGAAGTGTAAAATTCAGATGCTCGCTCAACAAAAGCAAACTCATCGAGATAGAGCAAATTGACAGACATACCACGAATAGAAGACCCGCTGGTAGAAGCAGCAACAATCCTAGAATTATTAGAAAAATCGATACTGCCCTTATTGAGAGTCTTACAACCAGGCTGTAAAAAGAATGGAAGATTTTCAAGCATGAGAGTAATACGCCCGAGCATTTCTCTCGAAGTGGAACCTTTGTTTGCGAGAACTGCGATTGTTTTTTCGGGGTTGAAGATTGCGTACCAGAGAAGATAGGCGACAGACGAAATTGACTTGCCAGATTGTCGGCAAGCAAGTACAATATTAAAACGATTGTTGTTAAAGTGATTGAACATACTTTTTTGATAGGGGTAAAGATTGAAAGGAACAAGACCCCTGTCCAACGAAATAACTTTGACATAGGTCTCAGCAAAATACGCAGGATTTGACATACATTTCGCATACTCTACTACTTCATCCTTAGTCCATTCTTGAACTACACCGTCTTTTTTTACTAGGTGGTTATATTGATATGTATCATTCGACATTCGTATTGCTTGTGGCATCTGATTCAATCACCTTTTCATCATTCTTTAATAATCTTTGTAGATCAGTTGTGCTTCCAAGAAACACATTATTGTTTGTGATCAATTTCTGATCAGGTTTATCTTCTTTAATAATTTCTTTATGCTTCTTATTTAGATCCATTAATTTGTCGTTGACATCAGAAATGTTTTTGATTAATCCCGAGAGCACTTCAAATGCTCTCGGATGTTCTGACTCTCGTGCCACTTCGATCATTAGATCTAATGACTCCCGTCCCTTATCAATTAATTCATAATATGTGGCTCTAGAATAATCGTAGTCGTAATCAACTCTTTCTTCAGGAGTTTTCTTTATAGTTTCATTCATATGTTAATTACTCGTCAACGCAGCTAATGATATAGTATGAGGTCCAAACACCGTGTTACCTGTGCCTAATGTTCCTGAATACTCTTTAATTACTATTTGAATATCTCTTTCTAGATCGCCTCGTTCCGAGAAAAGACTGATCGTGAACTCTTCATTTAAACGATGCCATTGATCACCAAAATTAGTCCATACACCAGAACTACCAACTCCTGTAACTCCTAGTGCATTTTTATTAACAGGAGCTTGGTTCAAAACGTAAGAGTATGCTTGGACCTGATATGCACCACCAACTCCATTTACCTGAGATGATAACCAATCGGCTATATCTATAGGAGGAGTAATATCTACAGGATCATCACCACTAGATGGGCTTGCCGTCATGTTACCATTAGGGTATAACGTAAAACCAGCTGTTGCTTCGACGTTTCCAGTAGATACGATATAAGTAGGCGTTATGTTAACTGTGGTCGCAGGATGATTAATAGTAATTACAGTCGTAGGATCAACAGGCTCTCCATCAAGTGGTCTAGCCCCTGTAATATCTGGAGGCAATGTTTCATATAATTCAAAATTATAAGTTTTATCTCCAGTAAAGGCTGTTTGTGCATTCGTGATTAGATTTACTGATTTAGGTGACTCATTAACATTTATATCAATCCAAGGGACGTTAAATGATCTTGCGCCTTTAAGTGGGTCTATAACGTTTAAATTGTAAAGGGCGGTAGATAATGAAATATCCCTATCTAGAAAAATAGAAGTATATGGTTCGCCAGGGAACGGAGGATTATATCCTTGAACAGCAATTACGTTACCTATAAATGTAGCAGTACCACTCACATCAACCCAAACCTCTTCACCTATATTGATGACTTCTGGAATTCCAGGAGGCACATTGGTACCAAGAAGATAAAATAAATTAATTTGATTCGTACCGCTCGCAACTAATCCAGATGGAAACACCACAAAATCTTCTAAACGAACTTGAACATCTTGTGGTAAAGTAACATTGTTAGCTACAATTTCGAAATTTGAGATCGAGCCTTCGGGAACAGTGCCGCCTACACCACCTCCATCAAATCCCAAATAATTTAATTGATAACCTACTGCTGCATCATTTAACGTTATGGTTTTAGTTGCTATTTCTGTACTGCCCTGATTCTCTGTTACTGTTATATCAATATCTCTAGGACCATCAGGAGTTCCATCGTCACCCATTGCAGTGAATGTGACGTATGAAGTACCACCTCCCATAGCAGGATTAGTTATTTGTTCAGATGATGAAGTATATTTAGCTGCGCCTGCTCCTGATATTGTTACAGTAAAAGGTATATCGACAAGTTGATTACCGGTTGAGGTTACGCCTATGTATAAATTATCGTCTTCAGTAACTGTTAATGCCTCTATACTACCGGTCAATGCTGTATAGTTGCTGACAGTTGTAGTTGGTGTTGAAGAGTCTATGATCGTTACAGTATTAGATTGAGCAACAGGAGGATTGCCTATTGCAGCGGAACCTATTACCAAACTAAAAGTTTCATTACCCTCACGATTTTGATCAGGTACAATACTAACAACAATTTCACCATTGCCTGAACCATCAACAGTAAAATCTTGTTTATTGTTAATGTCACCGTAAGGAGTGGAAATATCGTTTGCAGTTATGTCACCCACAAACCAATATTTCCAAGTTCCAGGAGTAAATCCATTAGCAAGAACTGTGAAGGTTATATCTTCACCTTCTTGTTGAGATGTTGGGGAACCTACAATCGACGGAGGAGTGCCTGAAGTAACTTGAGACAGCTCGGCCACATCATTCGGAGATGAGGTATTGGTAGTAGCTAAATGAACTATAAAGGCTAATTGGGAGCTGGGTGGTGTTCCATTAAACTGTAAAGTAGTTGATCCAGAATTACCCGACATTGCTATAGGTCTTATACGACTTTTTACTGTTCCACCTGACACAAAAGTGCCTGGACTAACTGTTTGTGTATACGAAAGAGTAGTAACAGTTTTAGAAGTAACTACAAAAGATCCATCTTCTCCACCATTATAGGCAGAAGGTGTAACACCCTCGATAATAAGTCTATCGCCGACAATATACTCTGTCGAATCACAGGTTATTGTGGTTATGCCTGTTGACCAAGACCCCGCTGAAATTGTTTCAGTTGGAGTTATACGAGGAGCATCACCTGATGCAAAATCGTTTGGATTAATATCATTAAATTCCAGATAAAAGTAATATTCACCATCAGGTATATTTGTGCCACCGAAAGTGTATGTGATTGTTTCATTAGGAACCGCACCACCCGTCGTCGGATTAGCAATTATATTGTAAACTGAACTTTGATCCGTGAAATTAAAAGACGCACTAGTTCCGACTGCGGTGCCTAGTATAGTCGTGTCGGTAATTTCCATTGCACCGGTAACGGTGTCTTGAAAAATATCACTCGACGTTGTGGTTACTGTTATATTTGTCCCAGCGCCACCATTGTGAGAATATACTGATGAACCAGAGAATGCTGAGAGTCTAAAATCAGAAGATATATTTCCAGTAAATTGCCATGCCAGAGTATCCCCGTCTGCATAATCGCCTATTATAACGTTAGCCACTATTGAATTACCTTCAACAGTATTCGGCACTGTTACGCCCACAGAAACGGTTCTTTCTTGAAGAGTTATTGATTGAGATGCAATTTCGACATTATTAACGTTTATAATTTTAAAAATTGCAGTCTGATCACCTGTGTTGCCTGTGTTAATTAAAGAACTTACATTAAAAAAACCTGATGCTACTGTTGGTGAAGAAGACGTAACAGTAAACTCTTCGGCTGTTCCAACAGAATTTGGTATATTACCCTCGAAATCACTTGCAACAACAGTCGATAGTGTCTCATCTAAGTACCATCGTAATGTGTTTTCACCATCATACGGTAATTCTGCTTTATTACCTAGCAAAGTAAACGTCAACGAATCACCTTCAACAATCGTTGTACCCGGTGAAACGTTTAATTGCCAATTAGGAATTACATCGACAAGATCGCATGTCATTTCGGCTACAATTCTATCACTTCTATCTTTGATGTATATCTTAAATTGTTCGTTAGTGGGTGCAAGAGGATCTGTGCCTTTAGGATCTATTATCGTCTTTATAGAAAAAGAACCAGATCCGTTATTCATTTCTAGATATTGTGGTGAATTGGATAGTGGTAATCCAGTATCTCCATTAATAAAATTAACACCAAAGTCAGCATCTGATGTGTCAATATGTTCACCGTACCAATAAACAGCATCTTGATTCGTTCTCTGATTCAAACTATCTACAGTGAATAACCAATCAACACCTTCATTGTTAGATGCCGCCGCAGTAATAGTGTATGTTGTTCTAGTGTAAGCATCAATAGCATCATTTAATGTTACAATAGGCGTTGAAGCTTCGTCTACTATCAGAACTTCTCCACCCAAATACATACCAGCAGGATGAGCAAACAATTTAAAAACTTCTTTCCATTTTGAAATTGAAATACCAGTTCTAACCAACAATGCAAAAGTTTGATATAATTTATCATCGGTGAGATACTTTAATCCGAAAGGACCAATTTGGGAATCCACATCACCTATTTTAAAAATATTTTCTTTTGTGTACAAAACCTCAACATCTTCACCATAGAACGAACGAAAAAACCACTCTATTGCAAATTTGGTGCCCTTAGATCGAAACAAAATATTAGAAAAATTGGCAGCGGCTCGAAGTTCACTATCATTTTTACCAAACCCCTGAAAATATTCTTCACCTAAAAGTAATTCATCTTCTATGTAAGAAAGCAAAGTGATATCAGTTTCATTAACATCGCGTGTAGCGAAGAGATGATTTAATAATTCGGTAGAAGATTCTTGATCTTGAAATTCGTAATAACGTTCAAGCAAAGAAATAAATTTAGGATAATAAGTTCCATAATGTTCAGGTAAAATATTCTTAACCTGCATATCCCTCAGATTAATATTTCTACGTTTTTTATCTACAAACCGATTGTGCATAATATTATACTATGTTAATTGTATTATTCATATTCGTATGATTCACGCACTGATAGTAAAGTGTGGCTGGCGCTGACATGGGAACACTAAAAAAGATAGATCCTAATGTAGTTCTTGCGTTGTTGGTGACGCCAGTGTTGTATGGTGTTCCAGCAAGACCCGAGGTGCTTTGAATTCTAAAAGGATGTCCTGTAATATTCATATCAAATCTATATGTTTCACCCCTTCTAAGATAAAGTATAGGATTATCAGTAGCTGATGGAAACCAAACACTATTCAAATCACTAAAAGTATAGGCAGAAGTGCCGTTGTTAGAAACATTGAAAGAGTATTGAATACCACTAGTCGTTATTGAAACATCGCTATCCACACCAAACGAAATCGATCCTGTGTTAGAGGTCACATTTATTTTGGAAGTATTAGGTCTTAAAATAAGATTGGTAGAAACATTTACACCATCATCACCAGAAGAAATACTTCCAAAGTGTAAATAGTGCACATTAGTTTCAGTAGTGGCTGATGTCACTCCAACCAATGTTGCTCTGTCAGCGCTGGCACTTGTCACATCAGTTAACCCTGAACCATCCCCACTAAATGCCGTAGCGTATACAGTTTTTATTCCGACATCGTTTGGATCATCTTGAATAAAAAAAGATGTTTCAGTACGCACACTATCCAAATCGTCCAAATTACGTTTGAATGTCAGATAATATTTGTTAGTATCTACACCTGTTATTTGTTTAGAATCTGTTTTTTTAGACCATTGTGAACCACCATACATGAATAGATCCGTTTCGGTCAGGCCGGATATTTCGTTGGTAACAGGATTATATAATAAACTAGGATCTGTATTAGTACTATCATCACCAGTCGCTAGTTCTCTAAACATAATAGAGTGTAACGCATCTACTGTTGTAGTATTAGCATCAGGAGTTCCTGATGCTTCAACATTTTCTAATAAAGATCCGTCGCCTCTAAAGAAAACATCTGTGGCAGCACCACCAAAAATACCACTGCTAGGATTATACGTTAGTTGCGGATCTACATTAACACTATCAATTCCTACTTGGCCAACAAATGTTGGATAATAATCGGCGTCAGTTTCTTCTGCATCTTTGGTATTAATACGCAAAGCATCCAGTGCTGTGAAGGCAAATGTTGAAGCAATAGCATAGTCTGATGTCTGAGAGTGATAAGCACTATCAACATTTACTAGTAAAGAACCATCACCACTAAAGAATGGGGCGCTCAGTATTCCTGTGTCTACAGCATAAGTAAAACTTGGGTCGGTGTTAGTGCTATCAAAACCATTTTCTAAAGAACGAAAAGGAACAAAGGTATTAGTAAGTGTAATTCCTGCGGCAGTTCTATCCGCAGCAGACTTAGCATCTATTTTTTTAACTGCGTTAGAGGTTGTTTCCTCTAAAAGTATATTTAATTCTTCTTCAGTGATTAGAGTGCTAAGATCGTTGATAGTGGTAGTTCCGTCACTAAGACCTTCACCAAACTCAATATTTCCAGTCACATATAAATCACCAGTAACTTTAGATCCATCTCCATCTGCGACAGCACCACCACCACCAGCTGACATATCGTCGATGTTTTGATTTGCTAGATTTCTAACGTCTTGAAGAGTTGCCCTATGTGTTGTTTTAGACTCGCCTACAACATCATTTACGATGATTTCATCCAGTAAATCTGGTGTAATCGTGGTTAGTTGTGATATTTTAACGTCTGCCATGGTTCTCTAATCTCGGTGTTTATTCTGTTATTTATAAGGATTATACAACATTAATATTAACTGTACCTACTTCCGAAGTGCCTACTGTTGGTGTTACACGATAAACAAACGAATCTGTTCCGACATATCCGATTGTAGGAGTATATCTCAACACACCTGTAGATGTGTTTATTACCTGAACTGTACCGTTTAAAGGGTCGCCACCAGCGGCCAGAGAGAACACCAGAGTAGTATCCAACCAAGTGTCGTTTATACCTACCTGAATATCTATAAAACTATCTTGATCACATACTGCGGTGTCATTTATGGCGTCAGTAACCGCAGCTACATTAACAGCGACAGGATATGATTTGGTTCCAAAATCACCAAGAACACTAATGTTGAATGAGTCTAAACCACTATAGTCTATATCAGGGGTGTATGAATACGTACCAACCGCTTTAATTATACCGTTGTCAGTTGTCAACGTTTCGGTTAAAGAAGCACTTGCTGTTCCATGCAAAGGATCTGAGACAGATAATGATGTTGGTATACTAGTAAGATTTCTAATCTCAAAATCTGTAACAGTGAAGGCTATATCTTCAATCGGTTCAATGGATAAAGGTGATGCTGCGAAAGCACTGTCTGCACAAACTTTAGAGAAAAGTTCTTCGTCTGGTAATGCATTTAAATTCAAGAACTCTACACACGCTTCTTCAATAATAGCACTGTTAGTTGCGATGTCTTTGTAGAGATTGATCTTCATATCAAAATCTAATGTATAGATGATCGTTCTGCGAGATTCAACCGCGGCTTCATAATCATCAGAAAACGTTAT